GCCTTCATACCTTCCTTGGTATACGGAAAGGTCTTGCTTCCCACCTTTGGCATTAGCGATACCTCTTCGTTTTCTCAGCTACATCTTTAGGCTGCTTGGCAAACTGCTTGCCCTTCTTGGCAGCAGCCCGCTTCGCCGCAGTCGTCCGACGATACTCAGAGTCACTCAAACTCTTGATCGCCTTCTCAGGAAGATACCGCTCACCAGTAGCCTCACTGCCCTGAGTAGAAGGCTTGCCACTCTTGGTGCGCCACTTCTGCGCAGTCCACCGACGCAAAGACTTCTGCGATTCCTTCATGACTTATACCCGCCACCCTTGGCTTTGTATTCCTTCGCAAGCATCTGAGCCTTGCGAGCCGACCACTGACCGGGACCACCACCCTTGCCGCCAGCCTTAATACGCTTGAACAAAGTTTTGCGCATCCCCGGCTTGGTATAGTTGCCAGCCTCATTCACACGAGACTCAGCCATTTGTCATCGCCTTGTCTACAGGCATAAACAAACTCCGTCGCGGCTGACCACGACGCGCCACAGGAACATCCTCCAAGGTCTGCTTGCTAGCCTCAGAACCCGCAGCCATCCGCAATGAAGGAAGCGGACCAAAGTCAGGCTTCTCATACTCAGGCGCTCCACCACCAAAACACATAGCTCAATCCTTCTTGTTTCGCTTGGAAATAGCACGTGCCTTCGCTTTCGCATCAGCCTTCGAACTAGCACCCCAAGCCTGCAACGACTTCAGCAAACGAGTAGGACGACCCTTCTCATCCCGCTCCGGCCCCTTCATGTTTCCCATGCGCGCAAGGAAAGAAGCACGGCGAGGATTGTCACCACTCTTCACCGGAGCCTTCAAATCACTGCCCGGATTCTCACGCTCGTAACTCTTGCGACCAGCCTCATTCAGACCACCACTCGCAGACTTACCCGCCTTTCTTTGCCACGCTGGACTTTTTGCCATAGCCACCACTCTTCATTGCCAACTTAGCCGACGCATTAGAACCACTGACCAACTTCTCAGCAGCGCGGCCATACTTCTCTATCGACGTAGTCTTCTTCATAGAACCCTCTATACCAAAAAATTTCAGTTGCAGATAGACCGAACCCTGAACGGAAAAAATACGAGTGGGGGACTATTACAGTAATATACCGCGCAGTTTTTGGCCCCCCCTTGGCTTTGCCATGCCTCAAGGTGAATTGATCCCCCCCCGCCCCCCTCGCGCCCGCCCGCGCGCGCGCATTATGCGCGGGATCGATACTTGGGAAGGGGAAAGCCTACCCGGGGGGGTCGTCTCGAGTAGCAATCAATCGCCAAGGTCAATTGAAACTCTGATATCCCCCGCGACTTGCACTTGCGATCGATCAATGGGCTTGAACCCTGCCCGGTCTAGCAAGTCCTTGCTGGCTTCGAGTTGTACGTACTCGCTCTTCGCGGTCTTTGCCAAACCCGCCAATTGCCCAAGCGCTGCTGGTGCATGGCGCGTGAATTGCTCTGCCATGACTTGCATAAGGTATTGCTGAGCGTGGGCAAGCTTTAGCGTCTTCTGCCCTGTCACTCGCCCCGCATCCCCGGCGGCGTATCCTGCGGTCTGAGCGGCCAAGGTCACGTTACCACCGTTTGCTACATATGCCTCAATGAAAGCGCTTTGCTTTCGCGTTAGCTTGCGTTGTGCAATTGCATTCATATCGATCCTCTCCCCCTCCCCTGTAATCCCCTCCCCCAAGAAAAAAGCAAACAAATACAGTGTGTCTATGGCACATCTTACATAATCTCAAAAAAAGGGTATTGCTAAGTGGAAATGGATGTCGTTAAGTATGTGCATCAGCAACGGGGGGGCCACGGCCCCGGCCAACCAAGGGAGAAAGAAATGGCACTTCGCGAAATCAACAACGCCGCACTCGACGGCCTCCACATCAAGTCTTATGCCACCGAGAAAAACCTGCGGAAGCGGTTGGCTGAGGACATGGATATGTACCCCGACTACAATGATCGTCTGATCGTGGTGCGCACACCCGCTGGCCGCTGGACCGCGCTAGTCATGCTCGACAAATCGCAAGGCGGCTACGCTGGTCGCTACGAAGGATTCATGAAAGTCTGAATTAACCACACCGCCGGGGCCACGCGCCCCGGCAACCAAGGGAGAAAGACAGATGACCACGATCAACGAAGCCAAAGCAATTGCAGCGCGCATCAAAGCCATACACGAAAAGCGCTGGCGCGAAGAACAGCGCGAGGAATACTACGGTTACCGTGCAGAGGCGCGAGCGTGCGGTTATGAGGTGATGTCTTTTGAAGAATTTATCGGAGAGCGTGACCTCAAGGCCGAGTTTGCAGAGTATTACGCGGATATGAGCGAGATGGAACTTGCCGCCCACTGATCAACACCGCCGGGGCCACGCGCCCCGGCAACCAAGGGGAGAAATACAATGGACTACGTGCAAAACATCCTGAATGTGTACGATCAGGCAAACGAGCAAGAGATTGCCAACGGCATCAATTGGTATCTCGACGCGCAGCAATGGGCGCAAGAGGTGGCGGACAAGTTAGAGTTGCCCTTGCGTATCGTTGTTGGAGTGTGCGCCGCTCTATCGCCAACAAACAAGTGGGAACGAAACAAAGTTGACGCGGAACACATGCTAGAGACGTTTGTCTCTGGTGGATATGTGGAGGAATGCGCGCCCTGTACCTACAAGACAATGCGCGACAAGGCGTGGAGTATCCTTGAGGATATGCCGGAAGATGATCAGCACGTGTGCGCAATCCTGCGCGGCCCAAAGATCACCGATTTTTTCCTGTGCATTATGGGCCACGATGTTTGCGTTGTTGATGGACATGCGTGGTGCATCGCCAATGCCGACCGCCGCACAATGCAAGAGGTGCCTAGCATCGGCGTCAAGCTTCGTCGCGAAATACAAGACGCCTATGCAGTAGCAGGACACAAGCGCGGCAAAACCGCATACGAAATGCAGGCAATCACGTGGGTCGCATGGAAGCGCATTCACAACGTTTGAGGGGAATGGAAATGACATACGCACAGTATCTCCGAATTGATACTTTGGCGGGCGGATATGCAGCGTCAAACAGGCAGTTTATACGCGCGGCGCGCAGCCGCCTATCTGAAAAAGGCAAATCTCGAGAGCACCGGGAATGGCGGCACCGATGGTTGCGAGATGGCCTTCGCCATAAGGGGGAAAGAATATGAAAATCACAGCGGACCCAACATTTTCCTACATCATGCACGACTACGGTGGCGGCAATGTAACTTATGCGCACAGTGCGCCGCGACTAGGTATCAATCCACCTGTGCAGGAATACTGGATCGCCAAGGCAAACGACGAAGAGCCGCTGCACTTTGGGGGCGTGGTGTACGCAACGAAGCCGCGCGCCCCGACAACCAAAGGGAGAGAGACATGATCAACTTTATCGCCGCATTCATCTTCACCATGCTAGCACTGGCGACCGCATTTTTTATGGGCATCTCAGGCTCGCTAGGCTTTGCGTTTATCGCCTTGTTCGCCGCCTTCATATGCTCGGCAATCAGCATCGCTGTGCTGTTTATCAACGACTAAAACACTAGGGAGCAAACACATGGATGTAAGAGCGCACAAGATTGTCGACGTGCAAACCAAATGCACACGGCACACTCTCGGCGACCGTCAGTTTTATACAACTGACATCGTGGCAACAGACAGCAAGGGCAACGAAGTCACGCTCACTCTATTCAGTGATGGCAAACTGACCATCGAAAACCCGGAAGTGGAGTATGCGGAATGAATATTTTCGGTGACATCATCGGCGTCACGGCAATCTTTTGTGTGCCATACGCCATACTGATTGTCTTTGGCTAGGGAGACACAACAGCGAGGCGCACCAGATGCCAGATCAGGGAGACAGGCTGCGGGAAACCATCAACAAACTAATACACGCGCGCAGGGAGCAACGATTAAGTCAGGAAGAAATCGCCTATAGGATAGGCGTGGATCAGCCAACGCTTTCCGCATACGAGCGGCAGGCACGGCAAGTGTCCGCTGGCAAACTGCTGCAATGGATAGAGGCGTTGGGATATGGCATCGAAATCACGCAAGCGAAGAGTGAGAGAACTGGGGAATGAGGCAGACTGTGACCACTGCGGAGCGCGAACTTTGTGGTATGTATGCCCACTCAGGGGCGGCGGTGGTCACTGGATTATCTGCATGGACTGCTACACGGAGGACAGATGGCAAGCAGAAGTAAGCGCAAGGGAAGCTATCACGAAAACAAAGTCAGAGACTACCTTGAAGCGTCCGGCTTTAGCACCAAGAAACAGCCCCTCTCAGGAAGCTTGGGAGGCGAGTATCGGGGTGACCTCGTCACGGAAATCAAGGGACGACGACTGGTGGTAGAGGTAAAGTATCGGGACACCTCCGGCTTTCCATCACCATTCACTGTACTCGATCAAAGGGATATGGCGATCTATCGCCGCAAACAGGGAGAACCAAAGATGATTGCAATCATGGACTTAGATGTGCTGATCGATCTGCTATGTCGTTGAAGCATCTGGCGTGGGCTTGGGGCTTAGAGCTTGGTGACCCCATATCGAAGCTGGTGATGCTGTCACTAGCCAATCGAGCAAACGCAGAAACGGGTCAGTGCTGGCCTAGCCTCAGCCGCATATCGCAAGACACGGAGGCGTCACTTGCCACCGTCAAGCGCAAGCTGTCGCTACTAGAAGAGCGCGGCTATCTGCGGAGAGAACAGCGGGACAAGACAAGCACGATGTACACGATTGATATGGAGGCAGGTAGGCTCAGTGTGAGCCAGACCCTAGCTCAGTGTGAGCCAGCACCCCGGCTCAGTGTGAGCCACGAACCTATAAGTAAGAAACAGAAAGGGAAACATGAAGATATAGATCTTGATCAAGCCTTCGATGATTGGTGGAGTATTTACCCTCGCAAAATCGGCAAGGGGCAGGCCAAGAAATCATTTCGCAAGGCGCTCTCGAAGGCTCCACTGGAGCGCATCACCGCAGCGACAGAAA